ATTTTCCCCGTGATGTTCTGGATTCTAAGGAGTCTGTGGAGCCACCCGCTTCATGGATGTTGAAACCGATCAACAGGAAGACCAGTCCAGGATATTTGTTCAGTGATTATGTGACGCCTAAAACGCCAGGTAAAACTGCGTTCTTTGGACATGAGGGACCGTTGATTGGGGATAAGGAAATCGTTCCTGGAACCCCATTGGGCGAGCTACACGATTGCGTATCTGGTATTGTTGAAGATGCTAGGAATGGGATTCGGAACTTGCACATTTGTACTGATTTCCTGAAAGATGAGTTGAGACCTCTTCATAAGGTTGAGCAGGTTGCTACGCGTGTGATATCAGGCACATGTATTGCTTACACGATAGCTGTCAGGATGTATTTCGGTGCATTTTTGGCCGCGATGTTTGCAACACATGTGAAGAATGGGATGGCACCAGGTGTGAATCATTACACTGAATGGTGCGATTTGGCCCATGGCTTGCTCTCAGATGGCCGGGTCAAGGTTTTCGATGGAGACTTTTCTCGGTTTGATGCGAGTGAGCAACCGTGGGTGCATGACGCTATCTTGCGTTATATTGAGAGATGGTATGAGTTTAACAATGCCAGTTACAAGCCTGAGGATAGACGGATTAGGGCCATTTTGTGGCTTGATCTAGTCCATTCCAGACATGTGACTGGTGTTGGAAACCAGCTAAGGTACTTGGTTCAGTGGAACAAGTCTTTACCAAGTGGCCATCCTTTGACCACTATGGTGAATTCCATGTATTCATTGATCACTTGACGGCTTGCTACATGCGGGCTACAGGTGATCACACAAACATGTGGGACCATGCGTTCATAAACACTTTTGGTGATGACAATATCACCTCGGTGGATGATGAAGTGTGCGATCTGTTCAACCAGGTCATAGTTCAGGATATGATGACAGATATGTTTGACCTTGCTTACACAGCAGGGAATAAGTCAGGACGTGTGGTTCCATATACCACGATTGATAACGTCACGTTTTTGAAACGGACGTTTGTGAGGGACGAGGATGGAGAGAACAGCTTGATTGGGTGCAAAGTCAATCATGGTTGGGTTGCTCCCCTTGATCCTGCGAGTTTTCTGTATGAGCCGTATTGGTATAAAAGTACAAGAGATCCAGTGAAGGATTTGGTTACGAGAATTGAGCACTGTTTGGGCGAAATGTCCTTACATGATGAGAGTTATTGGAATGAAAAGTTTCCGCTTCTTGAAAGGTGGTGTCACCGAAATGGTGTTCCACTAAAGCTTACAAGTCGGTCCACAGCAAGGGCCGCGATCAAAAGCAGACTGGATGTTTGGTTTTGAAGACACCCGTACATGATTCAAGGTCACGGCTGGTGTTTAGAAACGTCTACTACTCAGACGGTAAAAGAGAGAGGATGACCTTGCTTACAGTTTGCTTGAGCAGCGGCTGTGTAGTACTTAGCTTTTTAAAGACAATTCAGAGATAGATGGTCAGGTTGCGACCGAAGAAAAGTGCAATCCCATTGAGGGGATTACAAAGACTCACGAGGAACAGGATTTTGGCACAGCCCATTTCATTAATGAGGCAACTGTTTGTGCTGAAGCACCTGGATCAAGGAGTTTTTATAATCTCAAGCAAGATGAGAGTGATGATTCATTGAGACGAGTGTTGGCTAGACCTATGCTGTTTGCTAGTGGTTCGTTAGGGGCTGCCCCTGCGACCGTTAATAAGTTTCATTTTCAAGGTTTGACAGCGTTTCGTACTGCATTCACACCCGCTCAATGGGATAGATTGCTGGGATATGTTGGAATAAGATTTACACTTAAATTTAACATTGTCATTTCAAAGACTGCTTTTCATCAAGGAGTTTTATCTACTGTTTTTCAGTATGGTTGTAATGACGATAATAAATTTAGGGGTAACTTTTTCCCGCTATCCGTCAATCTCCCAGGTGTGCGGATGAATTTAGCTGAGGAGACTATGATGGAGTTGAAGGTGCCATACGTTTTCTCAGAAGAGTATCTGAGGATAGATCCAGGATTAGGTAATGATTTTCAGAGGTATGGAACCTGGGCTCTAATCAATTTAACGGGCTGTCCAGTTGTTGCTGGCCAGTCAGTTCCCAGGTATTCGTTGTACGTTTCCATGGAGGATGTTGAGTTAATTGGTTCTAGTCCTTTTGCTTGGAGTTTAGTTTCTTTGCAGACAGGGCTTAAGAACAATGACACCATGTATAAAACCGTTTCTACATCAGGTAAGCGTGTTTCAACAGGAGCTATATATGATGAGGGTCGTAAGACTGGGGTTTTGTCCTCAGCTTTGGATGCCACATCAACTATAGCTAATGCTTTTTCACACGTACCTGGTTTATCCACCATTGGTGGTGCAGCAGATTGGTTTTTGCGTAGTGCTTCAGGTGCTGCTCAAGCGTTTGGTTTTAGTAAGCCAGTGGTTGAGGTGCATCCTTCTAGACATGTTCGTACGAGTTATGCAGGAGAAGGCCAAACTGATATGCCTACAGTGGCATATGCTTTGGCCCCATTTCAGTCAAACAAGTTGGCGATAGATGGTTCTGTTGGTTGTAATGATATGGATGAGATGGCTTTAGATTACGTTCTGTCCAAGTATTCTTATATCTTCAGGGGTGAGTTAACCACCACCCAATCCACTGGAGACATTGTGTACTTGGCGCACGTTACGCCATCATGTTTTTGGTATCGAGATAAGGCGTTGTCCGTTGTTGGTGCTAATGGGAATTTGGCACTTAAAACGGCCAACACTGCGACAGAGAATGCTTTTTATCCTAGTACTTTATGTTACATTGGTGATAATTTTAGGTATTGGAGGGGCAATTTGAAGTTTAGGGTAACTGTTGCGTGCACAAAATTACACGGAGGCCGTGTGGCATTTAATTTTGTGCCATATCGGAACCCCCCAGTTAATAATACTCCAATATCCAATTCCGCTGTTATCCCATCCACTTCTGGTGTGGGTCCGACTTTAACAGGTTATTCAACAGTATTTGATTTACAGGATGCTACTGTGTTTGAGTATGAAGTGCCTTTCATTTACCCTGCGGCTTATTGTCCGGTTTTAGAGGGTTATATTGGAGATGTTAGTATGATTGTTGTCAACCCTTTAACTGCTAATGCTACCGTACCCACAACCGTGAATTTTATGGTAGAAGTGTGTGCTATGCCAGGTTTTGAGTTTGCTTGTCCTACAAGTAGTTTGATGGCTCCAGTTCCTGCTTCAGGTACTGTTGCTGTATCTTTTCAATCTGGGATAACCCCTTTAGATGTGAGTCCCAATGCTTCACAGGAATGCATTGGGGAGGTCGTTAAGTCAGTTAAATCTATCATAATGATGCCCGATTATGTGACAACTGATGTTGCTGGTGCAACCATTGCTCTTTGGACACTTGATCCATGGTTTAAACCTAACAGTCCTACTCTTGCAACACCTATGCCTACTACCACTGCAGCTTTATATTTTGCAGCTCGTTCATCTAGAATGGCTGAATTATATTCATATGTTAGGGGTAGCACTTTATATAGTGTTTCAAAAGATAGAACTGGTTCGTTGACTGCCGTGTTTTCATATAAACCAGAGGGTGGTGGTTCGACACCATCCACTAACGGATCGTTTTATGATAGAGGTCTCAATCCTTTAGGTACAAGTGCGTACCCAGAGGTTTTAGAGACAGGTAGGTGCGTCATACCTACATATTCCAATTTACCACGTATTCCACTTGATGTCCGGGACTTTAATTTTGGCGGAGCTAGATCTGTATTAAATGATGCTGTCTGGTTACCTGGTACAACACAAGCGGTGCCGCGCCTTACAGTAAGGAATAACACTGCTGCGTCAGCACGCATCCTTCTTGGACGTGCAGCTGCTGACGATGCAGTATGTTCCCAATTTGTGGGCCCACCTCCTTGTATTGTACTCAATGTTTTGGCCACTGTTAATCCT